ATATGTCATTACCTATTTCTAAATTCTTAGACGCATAAGTTCCACTTGTGCCGGGGTGTGTGTAATATATATTACTGTGACAACAGCCACGCTATTACACACACCCCTCTATATAAATAATTTATTTTAAATTATGACCATTTTATTTTTTATGGCTCCACTTCCATCGGGTGGAAAAAGGGCATATAATAAAACGACGAAGCGAAATACAAGGTATAAGAAAGGTCGTTTGACAAAGTCCCGCGCACCAAAAAGGGTAATGAAAAAAAGCAATACCTTTGGTAACGTTTTTGGTTACTTAAGCAAGGACGCAATGAGAGCGGCAAAATCATTTGCTGCTAATGCTGCGCTCGCATCTATGAGCGATCCAGCAATGCAGGCAAAAGCCGCAGAGCTGCTGAAGAAATTGCAGAATACTTCAATTAATATTAAAGGATATAATATTCGCCGTCTTCCAATTAATTCCGGCCCTGGATTTGTGGATGAGTTGGTCGTATCAAATATCAATTCAAGCGATTTTGCTTCTGTTCCTGGTGGTTTGGGTTTCGGAAAATCGACACGAAAAACCGTCTATAACGTAACATTCGGTGATTCTCGTAAAATGCCGAATGTTGACGCAGAAACGAAGCCCGTAACAAATCGTGTATATTCTTCCTCTTTTGTGGAAAACAGCACTGGGGTACCCACAAAGGCACCTTCGTCAACGTTTATTTCGCCAACAATCGGCGAGCGTAGATCCCGACTTTTTACGTATGGAATTTCTTTGCCTGAAATCCAAAAGCGTCGAATTGTAAGTCGTTCGTCGATTGGTGGAGGTAGTACGACAGGTACTCCCACAGAGTTTGATGCGAGACCGACTATGTCAACGAGAAGTCAAACTAAGCGTTATTTCCCGTACTCTTTGCATTTGCGACGTACTTTTACCAACTTGAATCAGTATCTTGATTCTAAAGTAACGATATCATTCGTGCAATTCGATTCGCGATTCACATCGACTGATAATCCGGCTCTAATGAGTAGTCCATTGGAATCATTTTTTAATATTTACGGCGAAGTTCCATTATTAATGAAGCGGCCAGGTTCGTTTGGTAATACTCCGATTCTTAATAATATTTTAGCCGATCCCGCTCACGGCATCCAAGGCGATGCGAAGGCAGGTAATAAACATCCGCGTGGTACTATTGAGGTAGGAACTCGTAGTTCTTATTCCATGCGTAATTCAATGACCAATGAGGTCATGACGCAAGTCGGCTCACGTAAGACTTTTACGTTATCCCCCGGTGAAATTCTCGAAGTGAATACTCATCGTTATATCAATGAAAACATTACCGCGAATGGTTTAGCATCAGAATACACAGCTTCTGTTGAACTTAATGATACTACTTATGGGCCGTATTTTGCTCCTAATTCGATTTTTATGCTTGTGGAAGTAACTGGTTCACAGGGCGAATATTATAAGGTATCAGGTGATACGTTAGTCGGTGCAATATATCCTCGTACCAGATCATATTTTCGTAGTACGTTGCAATCATTTGTTGCGGTTGACGAGACGATCGATATGATTACTTACAATGCGGATTTTGGCTATGCCGATGATCCCGACAAATTTAAATCATTTAAGTCGCAGTATGTTGATAATTTACTAGCTGTAAATCGTTCGTTAACTGCCGTAATTTCACCGAGTGATATTATTCAAGAAGAACCGGCCGTAAACGTAGCAATGACAACACCCAAGTACGTTATTCCTATAACGAGCAGTCGTGTACGCACGTCTGCCGGGCAAATTAAGTTGGACGAATAATAAATATTAGTGTATAATAAATTATTACACTTCACTCACATATAAATAAATTAATATGATAAGTATACGCAACGAACACAAAGTAAAGAATCCGATTGCAGTTTGGAGCATGACAGTCAAGGCAAATCATGAATTGCCGACTTGTGACATTAAGGTAACACCTGATGTGTTACACACTATATTTTCACAAATTTCAAAAAAATACGTATTTGGAAAAGAGATTGGTGAATCGGGATACGAGCATTATCAGTGTTTCGTATCCTTAAAAACAAAGACCCGTAATCCGAGAAAATTATTAGAAAGCGTAATTCACAAACCTTTGCTCGGATTATTTTACGTATGCCCGGCATCTGACCCCACCGCACTTTCTACTTATTGTTGTAAAGACGGTGACATATGCCGAGGTCCAGTGTCAAAGGCTGATTTAGAAGACTCACAAATTAAGTTATACAGTTGGCAAAAAGCTGTTGTTGAGAAATTGCAACAAAATATTGACAATTTTAATCATCGAAAATTTATTTTCGTAAGTGATCCCTCTGGTTGTGCAGGAAAAACTGTATTGTTAAGATACATATCTGCTCATCCCGACTATAATGCTGCGCTATTACCTCGCTGTTCAGTTAGTTCGATGTATTCCGTTGTTTCGGACATATTTCTGGCTGCAGAGTCCGATACTCGTCCTTTGGTGATATTAATTGATCTAGTTCGTTCGGATAATCTAGCACAAAGTGCGCAGATATTAGAACTATTTCAGTTCATTGAATCAATATTAAATTGTTGGATAAGTAGTGGTTCACATGGTAAATTTAAGGAAGTCAAGCGTCAGTTGGGTACCGTACAAGTTTTACTTGTATCCAACTTACAGCCTGGCGTAGTTCACGATTATTTATCTTATGATCGTTTTCAAACGCTTAGAATTTCTGATCATATGTCATTACCTATTTCTAAATTCTTAGACGCATAAGTTCCACTTGTGCCGGGGTGTGTGTAATATATATTACTGTGACAACAGCCACGCTATTACACACACCCCTCTATATAAATAATTT